ATGAATGCCGCCGCCTGCCGTCACGGCGCGCTAGACGATTTTCTCGCGCTCACGGACGGCCTGTCCATCGCTCGAATCGCGCAAATTCTACGCTGCTGCACCCGCAGCGTGCGCAATTACCTCGCCGGTCGCTCGCCGATCCCGTGGCATCGCATCGAAGTCCTGCGCCTGCTGGCGCTGGAATCCAACCGCGCAGCACATGAAGCGTCGGCGCCCGTCGGGCGCGTCGACGCGCCGTCGCCGGTACGCGCGAACATTGAGCCGGACCCATCCGCCCCGGACGTACCGCCCGATGAAATGCTGGCATGGGTCGGCGTCCATGCACCCCATTACCTGTCGAGCCAACGTAGCCTCACGCATTACATTCGCGGCTGGAACGTGGTCGACAAAATCCGCCGAGCCAAGCGCGAAGGCACGTTCGCGGCCGTGCTCGCCAAATGGCGCACGCTCGCGGTCGATCTGCCGCGCGCATGGCGATCCGGGCCCCTCTGGATCGGTATCGGGCCGCCTGCCTACATTCCCCCATAAACGGCGACCGACGCGGGCGTCCGCGCGGCACGGGTTCGTGACGTTGACACCAGTCAGCACGACCGAAGTACTGTATATCCTGACAGCATCTTTTCCGCATCATGCCTAGCGACGACGCGAACGTATTGGAATTCTTCGATGAGCGCGCCGCGATCATCACCTTATCACGAGCGCATTAAACTCAAACTGAAAGGGCTGAGTCCTGTGCAGTACAGAACCCAGCCCTTGACCGTCTAGCATTTAACTGTCCAACTTCCCAGGGTCAGTTCAAACGCGCGGGCTTTCTTAAGTGCTCTGCCGAGTCATATGAATGTCGCTTGCCATCGGCGAGGTGCACTTAACTCAGGCAGAAGTAAATGCAGCTCCCGACCCCGCCGTGAAAATTGCCTGAAGGTGCGCTCGCAAAGCTGCCTCGACTTTACTTTTCCCTTCTATGGTGTTTTTGTACATCAACACGCGAAATGGTGAAACATCGAATGGTAATTTGATCCCCTCTTCCGCTATCAAAATGGTAGGCTTACCCTTTGCATGCGCATATCCAACCTCGTAGTAAACGTTCGGGTTGCTCGGCGTTATTTCTGCGATCACCACCGATGCCTCGTTAATCTGCTGAATAATGTCGCTAATTATCAGGCCCGGTCCGTATTTCTCGTCCACGCGAATGACGTCGATTTTTTGATCCAAGCAAACAGGCTTTATTACGCTGTCATACAATTCGTTATAGGGTGCTGAAAACTGCATCACAACAAATGCTTTTGGCTTCTGAGGCGAAACGTGAAAATCTGAAAATGTAACCTTCCCTTTGGACATGGTATATAGTCCGATCGGTCGACCGTTGAGCGCGACCGGGAGAACCGTATCAACCACCGGGACGCCATTTACCTTAAGTACCACCCTTTGACCAAAAACGGAGACTGACAGTATATATTCTCTATCAGGAGAAATATTCCCCAAATCCCCCGAACTTGCGTTCTCAAATAGCACCCACCGCTTTCCGTCGAACGCGGTTACCGAGAACATTGCACCGTGAAACGAACCCAACCCGGCTATTAGCTGAGAATTGGAAGCCGGATTTGCAGATAAGCATATCGATGCGTTAAATTTTGTGCCAACCTGTTCCGTGACGACCTTTACCGATATTGTTCCGCTGAGAAAATGCGAATCGCATAGTGCCAAACCGACGGCCGCGCCGTCAGGGTGTGAAACTTGCTTGTCGTCCACGTATGTTATCTCGCGGCCATTGAATACGACACTTCCGTCAGGATTGAAAGTGAAGTCCCCAAATAGAGGTACCCAGTTTATGTTCATGGCGTAAACAGGTTAGGAATTACGACACATACTACTACGGAGCCGGCTTCCGTCTATCAAGTTGTGTTGAATCGTTGTCGGTTTCCTTGATGCACCGAGTGACCGGTATTGGCCGCACGCCGACCCGCGATGAACCGTTGTCTACTTCCCGCCGTTGCGAAAGTGCGTTCGGTGCCGACTCGTCGTCGGGTCGTCGCGCATCTCCATTTCGAGTGACGTCGTGAACCCGCCGTTTCCGTCGATCCGCGATACCACCCGCTTGACGAGCCACGGCGTCGAATCAATATCCGGCTTGAAGCCCTTCGCGTTCACCGTCATTTCCGGATACACGTCGGCCCGGCCGAGCGCGAGCGTCATGTCGAATGTCGCCTGACCACGCTGCGTGCGCGCGTACTCGGCCTTGGCCGCGGCCTCCGCGTCAGCGCGCGAGCCGTAGATTTCCGGTAGCAGCTTCGTGCTTCGGTTGTTCTCCCCGCCGACGATTACGGATTCTTGCTTGCCCTTCTTCGACGTGTGCCAGCGCGCGCGCACCGACGTGTAGCTTTCGCGCTGCGAGACGTGATAGCGGTACGAGTCGCCCTTCGCTTTCCGGATCTCGATCGACGGCAGCGGCTTACCGCTCGCGCTCGTACCGGCCCCGATCGGCATAAACAGCAGCCGCCCATCCTTGACCGTCATCACGGCGTCGTACCGCTTCGCGAGGCGGGTCAAAAACGACATGTCGCTTTCGCTCGTCTGATCGATATGCGCGATCCTGATTTTCGCAAGCGCGTCGTCAAGCGCGGGCGTTAGCTTGTGCCGAGCGGCGATCGTCTTGACGATATCGCCGATCGTCTGGCCGTGCCAGCTTTTGTCGCGCCGCTCGTGCATGGCATCCGTCATCGACGCCGAACGCGCGCTGACCGTGATCTGATCGGGCGCACCGTGGAACTCGAATTCATCGATCGTGAACGTGCCCTTGTCCACGAGCGTCTCGCCCTCCCACCCGATCGACAGCTTCAGTTCGGCGCCGCGCTTCGGCAGTGCGAGATCGCCGCGCGTGTCGTCCAACACCAGATTGAGCGAATCAGCTTCGTCGGCGCGTGACTCGTTCAACGTGAGGTAGACGAGATACGGCGCGATCGAGCGCGACAGGTCGCGCCCGTCGAGGGTGATGCGGTAGTCGGCGTATGGGACAAGTCGCCGCGTCGGCAGCTTGGCCGATTGCACAAAATCCGCCATCGTCTACCCCTTCTTCGCCTTCGGCTTCTTCGGCTTGACGTATGGTGGCGTCGCACCCGGCGGCGCCTTATCGAGCGATCCCCCCGTCGGCTCGCTCGTCGCGGCGCCGCCGTCAACCGACGCCGCAAGTGCGCGATCGTCCACGCGCGTGATCGTCAGCGTAAATTCGATTTTCTGCGGCACGCCGAGGATCGTGAAGTACGAATGCGTTTCGTGTAGCTCGTCAATCACGTATGCGCCGTAGACGATACCGCGTCCGTCCACCAGCACGTACGCATCACCCGTGTTCGCCATTTCGGATATCAGGTCCATCGAAACAGGCGTGCCGAGCACGCCCGTTGCGATCATGCCCTGCATCGTGAACGTGTCGTCGCCCGGCCCGGCGAACTGACGCGCATCGCGCGCGCCCACACGCGAATTGCTCGCGTACTTCCACGTGCGTCTACGCTGCATTTCGCTGAACGGCGCCGTGAGCGTACCGAAAACGAACTGTCCGAGAGAAAGCAACATAGCGACCTCAGTCCCACAGGCGCGAGTTGACGCGGCGCCGGTCCTCGCGCTCGACCTGATCAATCACGCGGCGCACCGCCGCCTCGAATTCCTTCACGTTGTCACCATTCTCTACCTTGATCGTGATGTAGTAATTCCGCGTTCCGCTATCGACTGCCACCGACGGCGCCGCGCTCGCGGCCGACAGCGGCGGCCGGGTGTCGATCAATGGGCGCATTTCGAGTGGCGACGGCGCAGCGTTCGCCGTCAGTGCGCCAAACGTGATCGACGCGGCCCCGGCGAGCCGGGCAGCGGCAGTAGCCACGCCCACCCGCTCACCTTCGATACCTTGCGCCGCGCCTTGCCCGATAAATCCGCCGAGCGCTGCGAAAACGCGACTCGGACTATGAATGCCGAGCTTTTCCTTGAACCAACCGATCGCCGAGTCGCCCAGCGACGTTATCGCCGATTTGACGGATGAGAATGCGCCCGTGATTCCGGTCACGAGCCCGGCGACCATGTTTCCGCCGAACTCGGTGAACTTCGCGGGTAGCTCGATCCCGAACCACGACATGACGGCGGCGAACGCGCGATAGAACAGACCCACCGGCGACCAGTTAAGTACGAACGCCGCGATCGCCCCGATACCGCCGTCGAACGCAGCTTTTACCTCTGTCCAAAGGCCAGCAAAAAATGCTTTGATCGGCTCCCAGTAGCGGATCAACAGGAATGCGGCCAGCGCGATACCCGTGACGGCCAAACCGATAGGCGTCAGCAGCAGCATGCGGCCGACCGTGAATAGCCCCGTGCCGAAGATGCGGAATGCCGCTCCCAACATACCCAACGTCCCGCGCAACAAACCGCCCTGGACACCCATCATTGCCATACCGTAGCGCGTCAACGCGAGCGGCCCAATAATCGCAGCGAGCCCGATCGTCAGCGTGCCGCCCGTCACGAGAACCGCGCCCAGCGCAGCCAGACCGATTGCGAGTGCGCGAGCCGTGCCCGCGTTCCGCTCGGTCCACCCGCTCACGCGCTCGATCAGGTTTGCGGTCAGTTCGAGTCCGCGGTTATACAGGGGCAGGATTTTCGACCCTAGCTGCTCTTCGAGAATCGCTTTCTTCGACAACGCGTCGATTTCCTTGCCCTGCGGCAACGTCTGGCCGACGTTGAATCCCTGATCGATATCGTATGCGTGCTCGTTCAGTGCAACGCTCTTATGAATCGCCTTGCGTTGCAGGAACATCGTGGCAAACAGGTTGGACGCACGCCGGTTCGTGAAAATCGAACTGATCGCACTGAGTACGTCGCGTTCCTTCGTGATGCCCTTCTTCTCAAACAGCGGCAGCAGGGTTTGTTCCATCCACTCGAACGGCGACGACTTGAACTGATCGGTGTTCAGCAGCGCGCCATCGGCGAACGCCTTCACGCGGCCGATCTTGTCGAACTCGACTTTCTTTTTGTTGAGCAGGCCGAGCGACATGAGCTTGCGCGTCGCGCGCACCGTCGTGCGGCCTTCGATCAGGTTCTGATACCCGGACATGAGCGCGCTACCCACCGTGTCGCCGCCCATTTCCTGAATCAACGGTTCCATCTGGAAATAGAACGCATCGGAACGCAGCATCTTGGCGGCCGTGCCGCCCGTCTTGATGAACTCCTGCCACTGATCGCCACCGACGCGCCCACCGGTCGCCGTGATGACCTTCTGCACCATGTTCGCTTCGCGGTTGAACGTCGCGGCGTCGTTCGTGCCGCCGCGCTGTTCGATCGCCTTCAACATGTTGATGAACTTCTGTTCGTTGTCGCCGCCTTGCTCGGCGCCGAACAGCGAATCGTTCGCGAACTTCATTTTTGAGAGCGTCGGCAGAATCATTTCCGCGTGATGCTCGTCGTTGAGGATCGTCATTGCGTCACGCATGAGCGTGAGGCTTTCCGTCGTGCTGACGCCGTAGGACTTGTGTTTGCGCGCGAAATCGATTGCCTTCTTCGTATCGTGGTCACCCGCGCCGAGCGCCTGAATCCTCACTTCTTCGAGCTTCGAATGCTTCGATTCATCGAGCAGCGCACCGACACCGCCGAGCACGCGGCCGCCGACGGCGCGCGAGGCGTAGCCGCCGACAGCCATTTCTGACGCGGCACCACGTGCGGCTTGATACCGGTCGCGTGCGGGCGCGAGCGCGGCCCGGCGCCCATGAACAGTCTGCAACCGGCGCCCCTGTTCCGCGATCGCCTCGTTCGTTTTCGCGATGCTCGACTGCAACGATTTCTCGTATGCCGTCAGCGTTTGCGTGCCGCGCCCGGCCTGCTGCATTCGCACGTTCAGTTCGCCGAGACGGTTCCGTTGCTTTTCCTGCTGCTGCGTGAGCGCGACGACAGACGCCGACGCACGCCGCATCGCGTTCTGCATCCGTACTGTGGGATTTTCCGTCGCCTTGATCTGCGCTTGCAGCCCGGCGAACTTCTCCTGTGCCGCCTTCAGCTTTGTGGCGGTTTGCCCCATTTCGGTACGGATGGCCTTGACTGCGTCGACGGTTTTCTGTTGCTTCTGCAGTTCGGAAAGCTGTTTCTTCGTGTCTGCGAGCGCGCGCGACAGGCTTTTGCTACCGGCGAGCGTCTGGCGAATCGGGCGCGTCATGCGATCGACCATATCGAACACAACGCGCAGTTTCAGTTCGTTATTCATTCCGTTCGTATCGCACTCGCGCCCGCTCGCGCCAATCCATCAGTTCAGAAACAGCCATCCCGTCCATGACAGCGGGCGTCCAGTTAAAAACTAGCGCCACGTCCGCCATTGCGTCCTCGACTATGCCGGGGAGCCCATGCTTGCTCGCATGGCTTTCGTCATAAAAAAACCGCTGACGATGCCTGCCAGTTGCAGCAAATCAGCCGGGTCCAGCTTCGACACGTCGGCTTCGGTGAGCGTCGGCGTGGTGATACGCGGCAGCACCTTGTGCAGCGCCGACACATCGAGGTTCACGAGATCGGACAGCGACACGCCGCGCAGTTCACCGGAACCCGGCTTGCGCAGCGTAATCGCCTTGATTTCGTTGTCGCCCTGACGGATCGGCTGGTCGAGGGTATGGGTGTTTTCCGTGTTCAGTTCTTTCACTTTCGTTTCTCCATATGGTGAGTGTCAGCGCGCGGACACGCCGCACATTGGGTTTAGACGCCGATGATCTTGCGGACCTGCGTGAGCGCATCCTTGCCGCCCACCAGTTCGATGAAGTTTTGCGCGTCGATTTCGATTACGGTGTCGCCGTTGATGGACAGCTTGTAGTAGGCGAGCGGCATCGTTGCTTTCGTCGTGGTGTCGTCACCCGCTTTCGCATTGCCGAAATCGACTTCGGAATAGCGACCGCGTGCAACGATTTCGACAGCGGTCCACTGGTCGTCGCTGTCGTTCTTGTATGCCCCGGCGAAGCGCAGCATCACCCCATCGACCGACGCCGAGCCCCACTGACTCAACATGTTTTTGTCGATCCCGCCGAGCGACCATTCGAGTTCCATCGCCTCCGGCCCGAAGTCATACTTCACGGGCGCGACCATGCCACCACCACGCCATTCCTCCATCTTGCGCGTGAGCTTCGGCAGCGTCAGTTCCGCCGTCTGCCCGATGTACGACACGCCGTTGAGAAACACGTTGAAGTGTTTCAGTTTGGACGGCATTCCCATTTTTCTATCCTCCCTTCCCTACGTCTGACCCGGACCGGTTGTCCAGGCGGCTGTGTTACGCGTTGACCTGCGCAGCGAAATTGACCAGATAGCGGTCTGTCTGGCGCTGTCGCAGCTTCAGGTTTTCGAGCGGCGGCGTCGGCGTGTAGTCGTAGATCAGCGCCAGCGTGCCGTCTGCGAGCGAGGTCACGTCGTTGTCGTCTTCGTCGTACCATGCGTCTGCCCCGATCAGTTCTCGGCCGACCATTTTGCGCAGACTCGCCCGAATGCTTTCGAGCATGTCGCGCGGCAGCATCGGCTGCATGACGCCGTCGATATCCGGCATCTGTGCTTCGGCGATCGTGTCAGCCAGCACCTGCGCGGTGCGCGTGTAGTTCTCGAACGAAAAGCGGGGTTCGTCGGATGCCGTGCGCGAGCCCCAGAAGCGGAAGCCGTTTCGGTTGATCAGGGTCGTGACTTGATTCTCGTTCAGCAAACCCGCATCGGTCGCCGGGTTTTGCAAATCCCACGACACGGGCTTACTGATTCCTTCGATACCGTTCACGGCAACGTTCGAAATTGTCTTGTGCCAACCGATCTGTTGATCGATTTTTGCGCGCAGCCCGACGGCGTATGCCACAGCGGGAACAACCGCCTCTTTGGATGCAACGTCGTCCCAGGCGACAAAATCCGGCCAGATCACCATGACTTCACGCTGGCTGAACTTCTTCCGGTACGCAATGGCATCTGCCAGCGTTTCGACCAGCTTGCCATCTTCCCCACGCGCTGCAACGTAGACCATCGCCCGCAACACTTGCGCCGTCGCCGCGAGCGCATTCGCGACCGGCTGCGTATCGAGATCGGGCACCGCGAGAATGCGCGGCTTGACCTGCACGGCGGCCGGGGCTGCTTCCAGCGCCTTGAGCCCTGTTTTCGTCCCGTCCGGATGCACCTCGCCGATGATGTTCGACGTCGTTTCGGCGAGGGTGGCGCCCTCCTGAACACGCACGACGACAGTCACCGGCCGGGTTTGCAGCGAAATCGCGCGAAGCGTCTTGTACAGCGTGCCCTTGCGCCCCGCCTTCCCCATCGCCGCCTGAACGTTCGTGAGCAGAACGGGTTTGTTGAGCGGAAAGGTGTCGGAATCCGCGTCCTCACCGGTGCAGACGATTCCGATAATGGCGGTCGAGACGGTCGTAATCGGGCGGGCGCCCGACGTTTCTTCGATTACTGTTACGCCGTGGTGATAGGCCTGCGGCATGGTATGTACTCCTATGGTGAGAATATTCGGGAGCGCGTCGAAGTGTTCCTATGCCGCGCGTTGCGTTGCTCTGTTATGCGGTGTCGTCCGTCGAATGCGACTCAGGGGGGCGCACAATCTGCACCGGCTCGTCCGGCCATTCCGGCTTCCCATCGAGCAGATGCGCATCGACGGTGCGATCAAGCGCGGCGGCATACTTCGCGTACTCGCGATAATTCGCCTCATCGACGGGGTCGAGCTTGCCGCTCTTGAACGCCCCCGCGTTCGCATCGAGATACGGACGCACAGAAGCCATGCGCGCGTCGTATTCAGCCAACATTGCGCCACACGCCGACTCGTACGGTGCCGGATCGTCGGGCCATTTCACCGACTGCGGGAAGCCCTTCGCCTCGATCGCGCGTACCAGATCAAGCTGATAGGCCGACCACGCGAGGAACGAATAAGCCTCCTTTCGCGTGAGCATCCCGGCCGCGTATGCGTCTGCCTTGCCGTGGTTGATGGCCCGCGCGCGTTCGAGACGCGACGTGAATTCCGCCATTGCGGCCGCCCGCTCGCGCTCGGCAATACGGGCAGGATCTGCGAGCCATTCGCCATCGACCCACACATGATCGGGTGACGGTCGCGGGGTTTCGGTCAAACCTTGTGCCTCCGGGGTCCGCCCGGCCGTCATAAGCTCGGCGGGCTCGCCGGTGTCCTGGCGGTACAGCATCAGCCCGCGATAGTCCGGCAGCATCACCCACTTATTGCCACGTCGAAACGGCCACGTTTTCGGTTTGCGTTCCGGGAGCGGGTCCACCGTACTGAACGCCGGAATCAACCATTCGGCGGGATTTTTCGGGTTGATATCGGCCAAGCGGCTGGCGATGTATTCGCCGGTGTCCGAGCTATATTGGTGAATCAGCATTTCTCAGTTCCTGTTAGAAAGCACGAATCATGGCGAGCAGCGCGAGATTGCGCGGCCGCGCTTCGTTTCCACCGTCACCGCCGATCGAGATAGCGTGCGAGTGGGCGCCTGCGCCGCCAATTCCGACGTTGTGTCCGTGTCCGCCCGCGTTGTTGAGCCAGATGCCGGTTCCCGAACCCCACGTCCCGTGCACGTCCTGTCGGTCCCAGTTGTACGGCCCCCACCCCTGCCCGTAGGACGTGGCTACGACACCGACGCGGCCCATCGGAACTTGGTGCGCGTGGCCCGGATCGTTGACGTAGTGGCTGTGTTCGCCTTGGCCGTCTGTCCATGCCGAATGCACGTGATCACCCACGGCAGCAGCAGATGCACCATGCGCGTGCCACGCATTCGTGAACATTTGATGGCTGCCGATGCTGCGCCCACTATCGGCACCGCGGCCGTCGTCCCAAAAGCGGGGGAACTCGCCGCGAAACTCAGGAATTCGGAACGTCGTCGTGCCGTCTCCCGTGGAGAAGCAACCGAACCGCCCATTACCCCAATCTGCCTCAGAAACGAGTGCTCCGCTCGCCTGTGCATAAGCCCAAAGAGCCGGGTAATCGGCACGCTTGATGACTGCGCCATTCAACTTCAGGCAACCGGCCCGCGCAGTGGTGCGCACTTCGAGAATGATCGTTCCGACAGATTGCGCGCCGACGGTAGCGACGACCCATTCCGTCGTTGGAACGCGCGTTGACGCATCACCCAACGGCGGCGTCTGTGCCGTGATCGCCCCCGCCACCTGCAACAGACCGATGTTGTCGTCGGTCGTTTTGCCAACGAACACCCGGCCGCCCCACGGTGCGAGCGCAATAGGCTTTTTCAGCTTGTTGTCGAGATCGGATGCTTCGAGCGTCAGCCCGTCGAAACTGGTATCGGCCGAGATAACCGCCTGCCGAGCGCGGCGCATCGTGAGCGACCCGCGCATACCCGTGTTGCCGGTGCGTGCGTCGAACCAGTGCGAATACTCGCCTTTCGGAACCGGCATCCCATCCACTTCCGGTGCGAAGCCGATCCCAAACCACGACCGCACGGCCAGATTGGCTACAGTCGCGGACGCACCGTCTCCATTCCCCGCATGTACACCGCTCACACCAGATCCCGGCGCATCGGAGACGCGTACTGAGCGTTTGACGGAAATCGGCCCTGCGAAATCGTCACCGGCGATGTTGGCCTTGCGTGCCAACGCAGGCTTCAACGTTGCGGGTGTCACGGCACGGGCTGCGTCGACACCCGCGTCGACCTCCGCCGATGTGGCGATTTGGATGACGCCCTGAACTTCTGTCGTAGCTGGCGGATTCAGAAATGTCGCGTCACCGAACACGAGATTTGCCGCGTCAATTTCCGTGAACTGGATATCAGCCGACAGAAGCATTTGCGCAGCGGGCGATTTTTCGAGAATGGGCGCCGGTTGCACGTAGACGGCCGCCAGCACGCCGGACTCGAGATACAGACCAAACGCGTACATCGTGTACTGATCATTGGTCGCGTCTTGCATGGCGACGTGGATCGTATCCTCAGCGACGTTTTTACCGCCAAATGTGATCAGGCGCTTACGCTCACCGGGCAATACCCGCATGCCCTTGTCGAACTTGAACGGTTCCGTTCCGATTCCGATTTCCGTAACCCGGTGGGCAGTCGTCCCGGTGTTATCGGAATTGACGAGGGCAGCACGCCCGGCGTCGGTCAGATAGATCGCTGTGCCTTCCATGTTATGCATCCGTGAGAGTCAGCCGGCGATGGACCGCCGCGCGGCCTCCGGCGCCGATGCGCTGTTTGCCGCGCATCGAAAAGCCTTGCGTGAAGGTGTAGTGCGCCCGCACCGGCTTCGCTCGATCAACTTCGGCGAGAATGTCGGCAACGTACGCAGCCGTCGGCGGCGTACCGTCCTGCGCCGCTACGGTCATTACAAGATCGAACGTGTACGGCTCACCGGGTGGGCTTTGCTCGAACCATTCGCGCAAAATGATGTTGCCGCCGAAGCTTTCTACGACTTCCCGGACAGCGGCAGCCGTGCCGTTCTTTCGCGCGATCGGGATTGCAGCCTTCACCCGTGCACGCTTCACGCGCTCGGGCCAATCCTCGCGCCATGTGACGACGCCCAGATGCCACGCCAGCCACGGCAGGAGATCAAGCCGAATTGCATCCGGATTCATCAGGTCGCGAATCGGCACGTCGATATCACCGAGCCGCGCGTTCGCGGCTGCGATTGCTCGCATCAGTGGCGTGGCATTCGGCGGAAGCAGATCGTTCGTCATGCTCGCTCGCCGGGAAGCTGCACGGCTGCAACAGCGACGTTGACCGATGTGCAATACGGCGCCTGAGTCTTCGTCACTTCTACGTCCGCCAACGGGGACGCAAGATCAACCCGTTCAACGCCTTCAACATGCAGCGCGGCGATGATCCCGGACCGGGCAACGACGCGCCCGATCCGATGCGTGTCGGCGATGTACCGATCGAGGCGTGAGCGTGCCTCCGTCAGCACGATGCTCGAATCAGGGCCGGGGAACGGGTAAATCGTCGCGTCGATCCCATAGCCGACAATCCTCGCGGGACCGACCGTAACCTTGTCTGTCAGTGGGCGCACGTCATCCGGGCGTAACGCGGCATCCACCGCGTCGATCACCTCCTGACTCGGCGTTCCGTCGCCTTCACGCGCGAGAACTGACACGAGCACTTCGCCCGGCGACGGGCTCGTCGCCGACGCGTCGAGCACCGAACCATGCGCCGCGAGTGCGTGTGAACGATAGGCACCCTCTGGACCGGCAACCGAAAAACCCTGTGGCGCGAGCTGCGTGCGATAGCGCAGGTCGGAGTCGCCCTCCATCACAGCGGGTGTGCCAGCCTCCGGATCTTCCGGCACGATCTCCAAGCGCTCAACGCCCAACAGGGCGGCCAATTGGTCAAGATCACCGCGCATTGCGAATGCGAGCATCACCGCGCGAGCGGCATCGTTGATGCGCTGGCGCAGGTAGATTTCGCGGTAGACGCTCTCCTGTAGCTGGATCGTGATCGGCTCGGATTCCAGTTCGAGCGCGGCGGCTACTTCGGCACGGCGATCCTCCGGCACAAGCGCCAACGTACCCGCCTTGCGTTCGGCGAGCAGTTCCTCGAAATCGATTACCTCAACCACGTCAGGGGCGGGCAGGCGCGACAGATCGATTGGCGTACTCATGCCGCCACCTCGCTATCAGTGCCGACCGTTGTCCGGAACCCCGCGCGTATGCCGTTCAGGCTCGTATATCCCTCGATCACGATTGACACTGCGCCGTCAGAAAATTCGCCGGACGTGAAAGCATCCACGTCGATCGCCACACGCGTAACCGTTAGCCGTGGTTCCCAACGCATCAGGGCCGTGGCGATGTCTGCGTACACCTGCGTGAGTACGGCTTGATTGCCCGGCGCGTCGATGCGATCCGGCAAGCCGCAACCGAACAGGCGCCGCTTCACGCGAGAAAACATGGGCGTTGAAAAAATGGCTGCCACCGACTGGCGAAGGTGATCTTCACCGCCGATGTAGCGCCCTGTTTGCGCGTTCATGCCGATCATTGCGCCCCCGCGATCGGCGGCGACACGAGTGCGAATTCGCCTTGCGCGCGGTGCGGATGGCGCGCGAGGCTCACGCCGCTGGCGGTAACGTCTCCGGTGAAATCGGCCGAGCCGTGAATCGTCATGACCGAGCCCGAACCGCCCTCGCCTGCCTGACCGGTTGCGCCGCTCAGGAACGTGAACGGCCCTTCGACCGTGAGCGCGCCCGTGCACGTGGTCTGTGGCGCGTCAATCTTGACCGTTTCGCCCTTGACCGTCGCCGCCTGTGTTTCGATCAGCACGGACGCAGGTGCTGCGAAATGGATCGTCGCGCCAGCGGGCAACGCAACCGTGAGCGCGTGGCTGGCGTCGTCATACACGATCCGGCCGCCGTCGGCGAATACCACCATGTGCTCGCTCGGGCTCGTGCTCGGCGCAGGATAGTCGTCGGAATACTCGGCGCCCGACACGACTCCCTGCGACGGATCACCTCCCGGGCAGTCGATCACCACCGGCTCGCCGATGCTCGGGGCGCTCCATGTGCGGACCTTGCCCGCACGCGTGGCTTTCCACGGAAGCCAGTTTGTCGTCAGCCCTTCGCCGTCGGTATCAGGGTCGCCGACGGCAACGCGGCACCGAGGTGCGGCGGGGTCGGCCAGATCGAGCGCGACCACGCGGCCGCGCAAAATCCCGTTGCGCTGTTGTCGCTGTGCTTCATTCGCCTGTGCCTGTTCCACGTGTGCCTCACCGCTGTATCAATCCATACGCCCATCGTGCCGCGCGCGCGATCGACAGGCGAGCGAAGGCGCCGCGGCTCAGGCCGGGTACAAAATCGTCGAGGGAAAAGCGACGGATGCGTGCGACCGCGCGTCACCGGGAGGAAAGGTGTTTGAGGTAGTGGTCGCGGATCATGCCGCGCTCGGGTTCAGTGAAGCCGAGCAGCACGCGGCGCGGATACCGGTATTCCGGCCCGCCCGGCGCCACCGGGGCGCGCTCGCCGTGTTGGTGGACGGCTGCAATCTGCGCAACGCGCCCGGCGAATCCGACTGTGCCGCCGTCAGCCGTCGCCGCGACCGTCATAAACCGCGTCGTGCGCAGCTTCATGAACATGGCCTGACGCCTGATGCGGCCCGCACCGGCGCGCGCAGGCGGCCGCTTTCCCGACGCACGCTTTCGCGGTTCGAATGGCGTTCCGTCCGGGTTCGTTTGCTTCGCGATGCGGGCCGCCTGACTGCGCCGCAGGTCGCGCATAATAGCGCGGAGCACGCCGCGCCGCCGCGCGGGCGCGAGCTTCGCGAGCAGTTCGCCCGCCCACGCCTCGAATGCGGTCAGATCGTCCATCACGGTTTGCGTGCCGCAAGTATCGCGTCAACCGGGTCGACCAGCCACGCGGCAGAATCCACGTTCCGGTTTCCGGGCGCGCTGTCGTCCACGGACGAATACGACCGGGTACCGTCGTGCGCCACCTTCACGACGACGTTTTCTGTCAGCGGGACGCGGATCGAAAGATCGACGGCGCCATTGTTCAACACGTCCGCTTCGAACGTGATCCCGTTCTGTCGGGTGTCCGGGTTCTGCACGATATCGGGCTGATTGCGCTTCGCCCACTCGACAATATCGCCCATCAGGGCGAACGTCGATCCGGCGAAATCGAGCAGCACGATACGCGCCACGTAGCGAATCACGTACGACTGCGTGCGCGATGCGTTCGATTCGGTCACACCTTCGTCAACGAACACGAGCAGACGATCGGGATTTTCGGGCAGGTAGGCGACGGCGCCCGTGATCGCAGCACGCAAGGAGTCGAGCTTTTTCACGGTGCGCCGTCCGGATCTGCGACCGTAGCCGCGCGCTCGGCGCGCGCCTGGCAGTCGGCAATCGCATCGACAGTCGCAGCACACTGCGCCCATGCGGCCTTCGTCATCAACAGTACCGCATTCATGTCACGGTTGGTTTGCGGCGCCATCGCAGGCAGCGCGCACCGCGTCACCGGCTGGCACGCGTTGAAGGTAATCACAGGCGCCGGTGAGATCGGGGTTTGCTTGCAGGCGGGCAACGTCAGCAGGCAGGACAGTATCAGCCCATGCACGAGATTCGGGCGTTTCATTGAGGATTCTCCGGGTTGCGGCTTCGATGCGCGCCTGCGCCGCGCTGATCTGCGTACGCGCCGTATCGAGCCGCCGTTGTAATTCGGCGTTCGACTGCGCGTTCGCTTCGAGTCGCGCAATCGTCTGATCGCGTGCCGTCACCTGATCGCGCGCAGCGCGTGCAGCTTGCTGTGCGTCCGCAACGTCTGCACGGAGTGATTGGACGTAGCGAATGCCGCCCCATGCGGCGAGCGCAAGCGCGCCGATCGCCAGCAGCTTCGCGACGAGCGGATTCATGCGCCCACCGTGTACGACGCCGTTTCGCCACTGAAACGAGCGGTCAGCACCTGCCGACGCGGTTTCACGCCGTCGGCCGCGAGGCCGATATGCACCCACCGGCCACCCTCGTGGATGAGCTGATCGAACGCGAGATTCGACGCCGCCAGCTTGCGCACGACGTCGAGCGGTGCGCCGAACTTCGGGCACACGAAATCGGCAGCGAGCCCGGCAAGGTGCGCGCTACTGGCGACGCCTCCCACCGCGCGATTCAGTGCCGGGCAGCGATAGCCCGACGTGATCTGCATCGGCTTGCCGCCGAGCAGCACGCGGGCCTGTTCCAGCGTCTGCGCCAGACGCCGCAGGTTTTCGACCGTCGCGGCCGACGGCGTGTTGTCGATATGCCGCGTGCGCGCTACGTCGCTCGCGGTCAGTTCGTCCAGCGTGAAATGGTCCGTCAACTGCATAGAGCCTCCCTGATTGCCTGCGTGCCGAGCGCGCCTTATCGGCTCGCGTCTGCCCCGCGATCCACCTCGCGCAACGCCCGATCGAGCAACCGATCGAGCACCCGCGAACCGCCATATCCTGCGAGCGTGATCACGCCCGCCTCAAGCACGGCCTGAAAATTCATCCATTCGGACGCGAAGAACGCTAGCAGCCCGGCCACTAGCGACACCACCAGATCCTTGGCGATTTCCAACCCGATCGAGCGAACCGGCGCCACGTCGGCGGCAAGCTTCTGCAACGTGCTCGCGAGCCCGCCAATGAACGACAGGAACAGACAAAGCGTCACGGCCGCGAGCGGGATGCTCGACAGATCGTCGCCGAACGTGACCGTTGCAGCCCACGCCGACGGCGGCCACACGACCGCCAGCCAGACCCACCGATACCGAATCAGGTTTTGCACGCAGCCCTCCGATGACGTTTTTCGAATTGATCATGGAACGCCAGCACCAGACTGGTAACGGCCATTCCGACATACAGCAGATAAGCGCCCCACGCGTCGCCGAGGATGGGCGCAAACACGAAGGGCGGCACGAGATAGCAGAACGCCGCGCCCACGTAGAGCCCGTGGCGATGCTGCACAAGCCACACGCACGCGCAACGTCGCGGCAGGATGCCGTTCAGCATCACGTCGGCGACCTGCACCATTGCGATACCGATCATGGCGAGCGTCGGGATTGCGCCGGGCAAACCCTCTCGCCGCATCATCATGTTCGCGAGCGCGTACGGTGCCGACACGCTGCGCGTGACGACCACGAGCGCGAGCACCGCATACAGCGCGCGGAACGCGACAGCACGCGCGCCGTGCTCCTGAAAACCGGGGACTTTTCGCATACGAACCTCAATCGAATAGCTGAACCAGCGGCGCCGTTCCCGCGATCCCCGTCGGGTCCGGCATTTCGACTTCGAACCCGAGCGGGAGAAACAGGCCAATATCGGCCAATCCCGGGTTCGCCTCTAACACCGCCTCGACTACGCCATCGGTGCGGCCGTACCACCGCCAGCAGAGTGCGTCGACGGTTTCGTTTTGTTGTGCGCGTACCTTCATCAGATCAGGTCCACGGTGACGCGCTGGCTGCGCATGATGTCCGAGACGGCCCAATACGCGTCACGCCGCGCGTCCTCTGGCAGGCAATCCAGCGCCTCCGCCCGGCGCGCGCCGCTGGCCGACGTGTCATAGCCGCGATACCGCTCAACCAGCCACGCGAGCGCCCATGCGTACACGGCCCGACGAAAGCGCGACACCTGCACGTTCACGCCGTCCACCTCGCCACTCAGGGTTGCCGCCAGATCGGCCGCGCCTTCGCGCTCACGATCCGCACGCCATGCGGCAAGGACGTCACGGGTATGCGCGATGCCCTCGACCACCGCGTCGCGAAACCGCGCATCGGTGATCGTGCCGTCTGGCAGGCGCATCACCTCACGGGCGACGCGCAAATCTATTTCCGGAAACCATCCATCGCCCGGGATGACCGGGGCGACAGCAGGATCGGCCGGTTTCGGCGCGGTCGCGGCGGGGACAGGCGCGGTCGAAACGAAATCATTCATCGCGGCACCATTCGGGGTGGCGGTGGACGCGTGCCGCTTGGCAAGGCGCGATGCCTGCCGCCCGGCACGCGTGCCGCCACGTCGCGAGGGACGCGTTACGCATCCGAGCCCTCACCATCGGGGCCGGGTGCAGATTCTTTGCCGGACAGCAGCGTTTCGAGCCGCGCGATATCGCGCTTCACGCCGATCTTGTCGTTCAGTTCGAACGCACGTCGGAACGCCGCAAGCGCGGCATTCGGATCGACCGCGGTCAGCGCCACGCCGTACGCCTTGAACAGCTTCGCGCGGATCTGATCGACCATATCGAAAGGCGCGGTCAGGTCGATCACTTCGGCCAGCAGGCCGGACGGCACGTCGGCCGTGTCGGCGAACCCTTCGGCCACCGTCGCCGGTAGCGTGCGGTCGAAGTGCGCGGGCATGGTCAGCCCGTGGCGGATCGCGTAGCGGGCGATTTCCATCGCCCCGCCCATGTCTCTCGCGTCGAGCCGCCACAGCATGATCGTCGTCACGACGTCATCCTGGCCGCCTGCGTCGCGTTCCAGCACTTCGCTGATGTACGGCACATAGTCGGGCAGGATTTCGCGCTTGATTTCGACCTTGCGTTCGACGGATTGCGTTTCCTTCAATCGCCGCTGATCCGTCGCGAGCTTCGCGCGCATCATTTCGTACGCCCTGTCCTGCCCGCGCTGCGTGCTCGCCGCGACCTCGCCGCGCGTCTCGCCGGGTTCGGCGACGAACGCGACCGACGCGGCGACGCGCATCAGATGCCGAGTGATCGGGGTATGTCGCGTCATCGCCGCACCTTACTGGCCGCCCACGGGTGCAGGCGCACCCGCGAATTCGACGTTCTCGATCAGGCAGCCGGCGCCGAAATCCTCGACCACATACGCTTCGTTGCTCGACTCGAAGAACTCGACCTGATCGCGCTTGGGGTTGTCGATCACAGCACGGCGACGGCCGTTGATTTGCCAGTAGATCGACAGGTTTTTCGGGATGGTGATGAACAGCTTGCCGCGCGGCATGAAAGGCACCTGCATGGCTTGCAGATTACCGATGCGCTTCTGGCTGATGACCAGACCGGCCGCGAGTGATTCGGTCGGCGGGTTGTCGCGATCCAGAATCGGGAAATACTTGTCCAGGAGCGTATCGCGGCCGCAGAGCACGACCAGTTCCGGGCTTTCCGCATACCACGGCTCGATCAGCGAATTCGTCGCCTCGTACACGAGCGCGTCGAGGTTCTTGTAATCACCATCGGCGCCGCCGATCATCAGCTTGCCCGAGCCCTTCTTTCCTTCGCTGATCACGCGATCCTTTGCCTGATCGCGGTATTTCTGCAGCCAGCCCTTGTTCACATCTTCGAGGTTCGGGTTCTTCGTGCGATCGGACGTTGCGGCCCGGCCCACGCCATTGAAGCCGATACGAATCCGGTCGAGCGCTTGTTGCTGCGCGTTCACGTCGCGCACCATCGTCTGAAAATTTGGGAACTGCGCCCACGCGTCGAGCTTGCTGTACTTCAAATGCGTGTCGAAATTCGTCTGCGTGCAGACGTATGCGTTCGGGTCCATGTCGGTCAGATCGACCGTGGTTCGATCCGCCTGCGTGGTGTCCGTCGTGCTCGCGATCGGTGCGCCGATCAGCAGGCCGAGCTTTTCGCCCATCTGCTCGGTCACGCCCTGCACATTGATGCGTTGCAGGAACGCCGCCGATTCTTGAATGCGCTTTTCGAGCGTTTGTTGCACGCTCGGCGCGACCGAGTATTTCTCCGCAACGCTTGCGACGCCGTTCAGCTTCGCGAGGTTGTCCATGTAGCGCGCGAGCGCGCGCCGGGTAGTCGGGTTCATGTGTTCTCCGGTGATTCGATGTGTGGTGAGTGAGCGCGGCGGCCGTCAGCAGTCGGTCGCCTCCCAATCGGCACCGCCCTTCGCGCTCGGTCGCACGGGCGCGCCCGGTTCGCTTTCGAGTTGCTTGCTCAGGGCGTTGAACGCTTCGCGGTCTTTCTCGCGGTCGGCCTTCAACGCCGCGATGTCGCGCGTCAGGCCATCGATCACGACCTGTTGCGACGCACTGTGGAACGACAGCCGCGTGATCAGGTCGGCGTTCGCCGCATCGCCTTGCACGAATTCGCCAGCCTTTGCGGCGGCGCCCTTCGATGCGTCGGCGGCCGGTGCCGGGGGCTTCGGCGAGAAACCGAACATTTCGGCGAACTTCGCCACCACGGCCGACGCGATCGACGTAGGCGACGCGGCAGGATCGGCGCGTTCGTCGCCGATGAGCGAAGCCGCGTCGACCTCGACGCCGATCGAGAACAGGTTCTCCGGTGCCCCCTTGCGGGCCTTGAAGTGGTCCGGGTGTTGCCGCGAAAACGTGAGGATTTCGGTGCCGAGACTCGCGGGGCTATCGGTGACGCCGATGCCGAATAGATATGCCTTCCCGGTCTTTGCGAAATC